ATAGAAAAAGTATGGGCAAGAATCAATGAGTCAACGTCCTCAATTAATCAATTAATCGAAGTAATTAAAGAAGTGAAACCGATACAAGTTGAGATTGATCCAATAGAAGTAAAAGAAAAACGCTTATTAGAAATACCGTTATTCGATTCTCATTTTGGTGTATCTGATTATGAGTATTATAAACCAACTCAAGCTAAGATAATGGACAAGCTATCTTCTCGTAAATGGGAAGAAGTTTTATTTATTTTAGGTCAAGATATGCTGCACAATGATGATTTCAGAGGTAGGACAAGCAATGGAACACAAATAGAAACAGTAGACATGGTTAAAGCGTGGAATGATGCCAGGAGATTCATTGAAATACTTTTAGTACAAGCTATGAAACAAGCGAAAAAAGTAAAAGTAATGTATTCAGTAGGCAATCATGACGAATCTTTTAGTTGGGCATTTGTTCAAATGTTAAAAGCTTTATATCCTGTTATTGAATGGGATGATAGCTTAGAACAAAGAAAGGTTCATACATTTGGATTAAACTTTGTTGGTGTTACACATGGCGACAAGGCACGAAAGAACTTACATAATATATTCCCTATTGAGTTTCCTGTTGAATGGAGTCAAGCGAAGAACAGAGAGATTCATATAGGTCATTTTCATGTTGAAGATGCGAAAGACATTTTTGGAATGGTAGTAAGAACATTAGCTACTAAGAATAAGACGGATAAGTGGCATAAGGACAATGGATATGTAGGCGCACATAAGCGTTTTATGTTGTTTGAGTATAGTCTAAAGGAATTGGAGAGTATCCACTATGTATGAGTTAAACAATATATATAATGAAGATTGCTTAGTGGGTATGAGTAAGATTCCAGATAAATCTATAGACTTAGTTTTAACTGATCCACCTTACTTAATGAATTACAAAAGTAACAGACGTGTTAAGTCTGAAAAGTTTGATTATATTATGAATGATATTAATTCAGAAGAACTGATAAAAGAATATATAAAAGAATGTCACAGGATATTAAAAGGTGATACTTCGATATATATGTTTTGTAGTTGGCATCAAGTGGACTTCTTTAAAAAAGAATTTGAAAAGTATTTTAAATTAAAAAATCTTTTAGTTTGGAATAAAAATAATCATGGTTCTGGTGATTTAAAAGGCGCTTATGCACCTAAACACGAATTAATACTTTATGGACATAAAGGAAGATCGTTGTTCAGGGAGAAAAGAATACCAGATGTGATTGATTACTCAAAAGTACCTAGTAATAAACTTGTTCATCCTACTGAAAAACCGATAGGACTATTAGAAACGTTTATTAAAAATTCTAGTGATGAAATCAATATAGTATTTGATGGTTTTATGGGTAGTGCAACAACAGCAATAGCAGCACTAAACACAAACAGAAGATTCATAGGCTTTGAGTTAGATAAAGAATATTATGAAATAGCAAATAAACGAATACAAGAGTATATGGTGACAGTATGATGTATGGATATATAAGTTGTGACAAATGCAATAAGAAACTATACCGCACCAAAAAGAAAATAGAACAAGGTGAAGAAGTGAAATTAAGTAATATGATGCGAGTTGGCAAAGGTAAGAAGTTTAATAAGATAGCAGATATAGAATGTGATAAGTGTGGTGGAATTAGTTTTAAATTGGTGAGGGAGTGAAAATATGTACGGAAGTGTATTTGAAGGATTTTTTAAATTATTTTATTTCTTGTTGTATGTAGCGCCTTTTTTATGTGTTGGATTAGGACTTTTAATAGGTTGGTTAATTTGGGCATAAATATGACTCTATCCAATGAATAGGTAAAAGGAATTAAAACCATTCTGTCGAATAAGTTATAAAGACAGGAGGTAGATAATATGAAAGATCCAGGCACAACACCAGGAGGAAGTATTATATACAGAGATCCAGGTACAGGAGGGCATTCACTTAGGTGAGTGTCTTTTTTATTTTAATAGGTGATTAACAAAGAGGGTGTGAGAGATGAAAGAAAAGCTAACCGACTTACAAAAGAAGTTCTGCGATTTCTATATACAGACAGGTAATGCTACAGATAGCTATATAAAAGCAGGATATAAAACAAAAGGCGATGGGGCTAGAGTGAATGCTAGTCGCTTACTAACAAATGCTAACGTGCAAGAATATATAAAAGAGCGTAATAGTGAGTTAGAAAGCACTAGAATAGCTGATATGAAGGAAGTAAAACAGTTTTGGACTAATATGTTGCGTGATAAACAAATCGAGCCTAAAGACCGTTTAAAAGCTTCTGAATACATTGCAAAAACAAACGGTGCTTTCTTAGATAAAGTTGAGTTAAATGGTAAATTAGGTGTAACAATTGTAGATGATCTAGATGGTTAGGTTATCAGAAGTAATCGCTCCATCATTCCATGAGATACACAAAGACATCAAACAAGGGAATCACACGCACTATTGGTTTAGTGGTGGTCGTGGGAGTACCAAATCATCTTGTATTAGTGTAGAAATCATCTTAGGGATTATGAAAGATAAAGATGCGAACGCTGTTGTCTTACGTAAAGTAAAAGATACATTAAGAGAATCAGTCCATGAGCAGTTGTTATGGGCTATTCATGCGTTAAATGTATCAGAATACTGGCAAGAGAGCGTTTCACCTTTATCACTAACTTATCTTCCTACAGGTCAAAGAATCGTCTATCGTGGCGCAGATAAACCTAAGAGAATCAAAGGGATTAAGTTTAGCAGAGGATATGCGAAATACTTATGGTATGAGGAATTAGACGAGTTCGCAGGTATGGAAGAGATACGTATGATTAATCAGTCATTAATGCGTGGTGGTACGCAATTTACTGTGTTTTACTCATACAATCCTCCAAAGAGTGCAAACAATTGGGTGAATGCAGAAAAACAACTCACTCGACCAGATCGCTTAGTTCATCACTCGAATTACTTAACTGTACCGAAAGAGTGGTTAGGTGAACAATTCATTATTGAAGCAGAACACCTAAAGGAAACGAAACCTAATGCTTATGCTCATGAGTATTTAGGTGAAGTAACCGGTACAGGTGGAGAAGTATTTGACAATGTGAAGATAAGGAAGATTACTGATGAAGAAATTGAATCCTTTGAGAATGTTAAAAGAGGGGCAGACTTTGGATATGCGATTGATCCGTTTAGTTTTGTTGTCTGCAATTATGATAGGAAGAAAAAAAGGCTTTATATCTTCCATGAGTTATATAAAGTTGGTTTATCAAACACACAAGCAATATCGCATATTAAACAAGAAAACAGACATAACGATTTTATTATCGCTGATTCAGCAGAACCTAAATCCATCCATGAGTTCAGACAACATGGATTAAAGGTGAAAGCAGCAAAGAAAGGTCCAGACTCCATTGAATATGGTATCAAGTTCTTACAAGACTTAGAAGAAATTATTATTGATGATATACGTTGCCCAGAAACTGCTCGAGAGTTTTTAACCTATGAACTAGAAAAGGATGCAAATGGCAATTTTAAAGCGAAGTATCCAGATGTAAACAATCATAGTATTGATGCAGTACGATATAGCTTAAATGACGAGATTATGAAGCATAAAGAAGAGAAGAAAAAAGAAAATGATCCACACAACCCAACACCACAAGAAAAGCATGAAAAGATGGTACGACAAATGACAGGGCGAAAGCCACAAATAAAATCTATAACGAAATGGTGATTAGATGAGTTGGGAAAGGTATAAATGTACTAATTGTCATCAAGAATACACAACAGAGTATTCAAATAAAATCCATGGTAAATGTGTATGTAAGGATTGTTATGATAAGTTGAAACCGATACAAGAAAAGAGAGTGTTAGATAGAATAGAAGAAGCTCAAATGAAATACTTAGAGGTACTATCAGAAGTATTAAGTGATTGTATTAAGAATCAAGTAAGCTTACCAATTACATTTGTAAATAGATATAACCAATTGTTAGAGGAGTTAAACCAATGAAAAAACAAGATGAATTATTAGTATTAGTCGTTTCAATGTTAAAGAAACTCGGTGGTACATTTGAAATCACACCAGAAATGGCTACATTTGAACTAGACCAAGAGATTGTGATATTAACAGATCCAGAAACTAGAGTAACAACCGTAGCATTACGAGATAAACAAGAAGAGGTGGAATCATGATTCTATTCTTTAGTGGTGTAACTGCAACAATCGGCTTAATCGGTTTGTTTTACGCAGGTTTCTTAGTTGGTAATAAGAATACACCGAAGAA